CTCGATCATGCAGGCATTCATGGACATGGCAAAAGCGAGAGGGAAAGAAGAGCGCCGGCGTAAGCGAGCGGAAGCAAAAGCGAAGTAGCCATTACAAAGCCCATCTACGGGTGGGCTTGATAATGGCTTATACCCTACACGGGATAACTTAACTGATATCCCTTTTAACGGATAAAGGTATTCAGGCCTGACACATCATGCGCTGTATCGTCGCTGTATTCCCGCATTAACCATGACCGTAGCCCGACGGGGAACTCCTTCTGCGCGAGTGTGCGGGAATAATCAAAAACGATGCACACCGGGTTTTTACCGCGTTTATGGTTCGCGGGTTTGTCCCTCATGCTCGCCAGTCCTGTGCGGGGGTGGAAGAAACAGGACACTTACACTGATTCTTGTGGGTACGATGCTATTCCTTTCTGGATTATCCCGATGTCATTCATGCAGGGCGCTGTATCAGACGTTCGTCATGGCTGTCAGGCTGACGGGTCCTCCCGGTGGGGTGGCCTGCCACGGGGCGGGAGCGGCGCGGAAAAAGGCTAGTTTTTGAAATTTCATTCGTCATCACCACTACTGTAATGGATTGATATTACAGTGGTTTTATTTTTATGGTGTCGATTTTGATTGTTTTTTGTTCATCACTAACACCGTTTGCCTAAAGTTGTTCGCAAGATGCATGTTTAAAACATTCTGGAGCGGGTATGGATCGAGAGTTAAAAAATCTGACGCTGAATATCAGTCAACTGGCGGCACTGTCAGGTGTACATCGCCAGACTGCTGCGGCAAGGCTGCAAAATCTACCCGTTGCAGGGGGGCATGAAAGCAACCTCAAGCTTTATCGGGTGGTTGATATTGTGTCGGCATTTCTGGCATTACCACCGCCGGTTGCAGAAGGCGAAATGGACGCGCATGAGCGCAAAGCCTGGTATCAGTCTGAACGTGAGCGTCTTAAGTTCGAACAGGAAACGGCACAACTCATTCCGGCCAGTGATGTCAGACGGGAGTTTGCCATCTGGGCAAAAGCGGTCGTGCAGGTGCTGGAGACATTACCGGATATTCTTGAACGTGACTGCGGTCTGCAGCCTGCCGCTGTGAGCCGTGTTCAGTCCATTATTGATGATCTGCGCGATCAGATAGCCCTGCGGGTGACTGAAGCAGGTGCGGATGATGAGGAGGAATTACAGCAGGAGGAGTAATGCTGAATCAGGAAACCGCAAAGGCAGCACGAACCGATTCAGGTTATATCCTTCGCGCACCGAGACGAATGCGGGTTGCTGATGCCGTTGCTCAGTATATGCGGGTGCCCATGGGGGCAGGGAACTCAGTCCCGTGGGATCCGCTGGTGGCACCGTATGTTATTGAGCCGATGAACTGCCTGGCCTCGCGTGAATACGACGCAGTGATATTTGTTGGCCCGGCACGAACCGGCAAGACTATCGGCCTGATTGACGGCTGGGTGATTTACAACGTGATTTGCGATCCTGCTGATATGCTGATCATTCAGATGACGGAGGAAAAAGCCCGCGAACACTCCAAAAAACGACTCGCCAGAACGTTTCGCGTCAGCCCGGAAGTGGTCAGTCGCCTGAGTCCGAACAAAAATGACAACAACGTTTATGACAGAACATTCCTTGCTGGCAACTACCTGAAAATCGGCTGGCCGTCAGTCAATATCATGTCCTCATCAGATTATAAATGCGTCGCGCTGACGGATTATGACCGTTTTCCGGAAGATATTGATGGTGAGGGGGATGCTTTCTCTCTTGCCTCAAAACGTACCACAACATTTATGTCCAGTGGTATGACGCTGGTGGAGAGTTCCCCCGGCAGGGATGTGAAGGATGTGAAATGGCGACGGACTTCACCGCATGAGGCTCCACCAACCACGGGGATACTGTCGCTCTATAACCGTGGCGATCGCCGTCGCTGGTACTGGCCCTGTCCACACTGTGGTGAGTATTTTCAGCCCTGCGGCGATGTGGTTGCTGGTTTCCGTGATATTGCCGATCCCGTGCTGGCAAGTGAGGCGGCTTATATTCAGTGTCCTTCCTGTTCAGGACGGATTATGCCTGAACAAAAACGTGAGCTGAACGGACGTGGGGTCTGGTTGCGGGATGGTGAATCCATCAATGCGGATGGCAGTCGTTATGGTGATCCCAGGCGTTCACGTATTGCGTCATTCTGGATGGAGGGTCCGGCAGCTGCTTACCAGACACTCTCGCAACTCGTTTACAAACTGCTTACTGCAGAACAGGAATACGAGACAACCGGAAGTGAAGAAACACTCAGGGCGGTTATCAACACCGACTGGGGATTACCTTATCTTCCCCGCGCCAGCATGGAGCAACGAAAAAGTGAACTGCTTGAGCAGCGGGCAGAGCCTGTTCCTCCCCGCTGCGTGCCGGATGGTGTTAATTTCCTGGCGGCGACAGTGGATGTGCAGGCGGGACGTCATCGCCGTTTTGTGGTTCAGGTAACGGGTTATGGTTGCCGTGGCGAACGCTGGATTATTGATCGTTACAACATCACGCAGTCATTGCGTTGTGACAACAACGGAGAAAGCCTGCGAATTGATCCTGCTGGTTATCCTGAGGACTGGGATGTCCTGCTGACGGATGTTTTTCATAAAAGCTGGCCGTTGGCCTCCGATCCTTCTCAACAAATGCGACTGATGGCAATGGCGGTGGACTCCGGCGGTGAAGACGGGGTCACTGATAATGCCTATAAATTCTGGCGTCGTTGCCGTCGTGATGGCCTTGGTAAACGTATTTACCTGTTTAAGGGCGACAGCATCCGGCGCGCAAAACTGATCACCCGTACATTCCCTGATAACACCGGACGAACGGGCCGACGGGCGCAGGCCGCAGGTGATGTGCCGCTCTGGCTTCTTCAGACGGATGCCCTGAAAGACCGGGTGAATAACGCGTTATGGCGTGACTCGCCAGGTCCCGGCTATGTGCATTTCCCTGACTGGCTGGGGAGCTGGTTTTACGACGAACTGACGTATGAAGAGCGGAGCAGTGACGGGAAATGGAGTAAGCCGGGTCGAGGTGCCAACGAAGCTTTTGACCTGATGGTGTATGCCGAGGCTCTGGTCATTCTGCATGGTTACGAGAAAATTCAGTGGCCGGATGCACCGGAATGGGCATGCAGGGAAACCTGGCTGGAGCGTGTCAGGGATGATGCCGGACTGTCAGCCTCGCCGGAGCCGGTATCCGTGTCCGTTAAAAAAAAGAAACGAAAAAAAGTGGTGCCTGATGAAGAAAACCCATGGGTGACTTCCGGAGGATGGTTGTGAACCAGAATGATATTGAAGCCATGATCCATCGTTATATCAATGCGGAAATGGCAGTGCTGGACGGAAAGTCCATTACTTTTAATGGTCAGCAGATGACCATGGAAAACTTATCCGAGATCCGACAGGGGCGGCAGGAGTGGGAACGTCGCCTTGCGACTCTGGCTGCGCGGCGACGGGGGACGCCGGGCTATAAACTGGCGAGGTTCTGATGGCAATTCTTGATGATGTGATTGGTGTTTTTTCACCTGGCTGGAAAGCTGCGAGATTGCGCTCAAGGGCATTAATTCGTGCCTATGAGGCAGTGAAGCCTACTCGTACACATAAAGCCCGGCGGGAAAATCGTTCTGCCGACCAGCTCAGTAAGTACGGTGCAGTTTCCCTGCGGGAGCAGGCTCGTTTTCTGGACATCAATCATGATCTGGTAATCGGTGTTTTCGACAAACTTGAGGAACGGGTGATTGGTGCAAAAGGGATCGTTGCCGAACCCCAGCCATTACTGAAGAACGGTGATATAGCCACAGAGCTGGCAATGATTATCCGTCGCTTGTGGGTGGAATGGTCTGTCAGTCCGGATGTGACCGGGCAGTATACGCGCCCCATGCTCGAGCGTCTGCTGCTGCGTACCTGGTTACGTGATGGTGAAGTGTTTGCCCAGCTGGTTCGTGGTGCCGGCGGCGGGCTGGTGCGGACTGCTGGCGTGCCTTTCTGGATCGAGGCAATGGAGCCGGATTTTGTGCCCATGCTCAGTGATGAATCTGTGGGGTTGAATCAGGGTGTTTTTCTGGATGACTGGGGCAGACCGAAAAAATACCTGGTTTATAAAAATCATCCGACTACCGGGCGGCTGAGTGATACCAAAGAGATCGTTGCCGAAAATATGGTGCATCTGAAATTTACCCGTCGTCTGCATCAGACGCGTGGTACATCCATGTTGTCAGGTGTGCTGATGCGGATCAGTGCGCTTAAGGAATATGAAGATGCTGAGCTGACAGCGGCTGCGGCTCTGGGGCTGTATATCCGTAAAGGAGATGGGCAGGATTATGAAGACGCCACGATAAATAAAGATAATGACCGGGAACTGCATATCACCCCTGGCATTATTTATGACGATTTGCGCAAGGGGGAAGATATTGGCATGGTCAAATCTGATCGGCCCAATCCTAACCTTGAAACTTTTCGTAACGGGCAGCTGCGTGCGGTGGCCGCAGGCAGTCGTATGAGTTTTTCCAGTGCGGCGCGCAATTACAACGGTACCCGTTGTGTAACGCAACATATTCCGGTCCGGTCATGCCGTGGATTGATCCGGTTAAGGAGGCTGAGGCCTGGAAAATCCAGATTCGCGGTGGAGCGGCGACAGAATCAGACTGGGTGCGAGCAGGTGGGCGTAATCCGGATGATGTCAAACGTCGGCGCAAGGCTGAAATTGATGAAAACCGCAAGCTGGGTCTGATATTTGATACCGATCCGGCCAGTGATAAAGGAGGCAGCAGTGTCGCAACGAAACGACAGGAGCCGCAGCACACCGACGGCCAGTCCGAAGAATAATTCCTGGTTCAGGATGCAGGCAGGTCACCAGAGTGACGCGGATATTTATATTTATGACGAGATTGGTTTCTGGGGTGTTACGGCGAAGCAGTTTATCAGTGATCTGAATGCACTGGGCGATATCACCCACATTAATCTCCATATCAATTCACCGGGTGGCGATGTCTTTGAAGGCATCGCCATTTTTAATGCACTGAAAACACATGGTGCGTCCATTACCGTTTATGTCGACGGTGTGGCGGCATCAATGGCGTCGGTCATTGCGATGGTGGGAACCCCGGTCATTATGCCGGAAAACACCTTCATGATGATTCATAAACCATTTGGCTTTACGGGCGGTGATGCGGAGGACATGCGCACCTATGCCGACCTGCTCGATAAAGTTGAGGCGGTTCTGTTACCCGCTTATGCACAGAAAACCGGGAAAACCACCGATGAAGTTGCTGCCATGCTGGCGGATGAGACCTGGATGTCCGGTGCCGAATGTCTGGCACATGGATTTGCTGATCAGGTGACGCCAGCCGTTAAGGCAATGGCATGTATTCAGTCAAAACGTACAGAGGAATTTAAAAAGATGCCGGAATCCATTCGAAACATGATTACTCCGCCACGCAACAGTGCAACGCGTGAACCTGAAAACAAAAATACTGCATCTCAGACACAGGAGCAGACTACGGCTCAGGTTGCCACAACCGCGACCACCACAAATGCACCTTCCGCAGATGAAAGCAGTATCCGTGCGCAGGTACTGGCAGAGCAAAAAACACGTGTGAGTGGTATTAATGAACTGTTTGGTATGTTTGGCGGGCGTTATCAGACATTGCAGGCCAGTTGTCTTTCCGATCCGGAGTGCTCGCTTGAGCAGGCCCGTGAGAAATTACTTAACGAAATGGGTAAGGAATTTTCACCATCAAATAAAAATACCCCGGCCCATATTTATGTCGGAAACGGTAATTTTGTGGGGGACGGGATCCGCCAGGCGCTGATGGCGCGTGCCGGGTTTGAAAAAACTGAACGTGATAATGTCTACAACGGGATGACCCTGCGTGAATATGCCCGTATGTCACTGACTGAACGGGGTATTGGGGTTTCCGGTTATAACCCGATGCAGATGGTCGGGGCAGCGTTCACACACAGTACGTCTGACTTCGGTAATATTCTGCTGGATGTTGCGAACAAAGCCATTCTGCAGGGCTGGGAAGATGCCCCTGAAACCTATGAACAGTGGACGCGGAAAGGTCAGCTGTCTGATTTTAAAATTGCCCATCGTGTGGGTATGGGGGGCTTCAGTGCTCTGCGTCAGGTGCGTGAAGGAGCGGAATATAAATACGTTACTACCGGAGATAAACAGGCCACGATTGCACTGGCGACCTATGGTGAACTGTTCAGTATCACCCGTCAGGCCATTATCAACGATGATCTGAATATGCTGACCGATGTCCCGATGAAACTGGGCCGTGCGGCAAAATCCACTATTGCCGATCTGGTTTATGCCATTCTGACGTCTAACCCGAAAATCTCCACAGATAATGTAAGTCTGTTCGATAAAGCGAAACATGCAAACGTACTGGAGAGCGCTGCAATGGACGTGGCATCGCTGGATAAAGCCCGCCAGTTGATGCGTGTTCAGAAAGAGGGTGAGCGTCATCTGAATATTCGTCCTGCGTTCGTACTGGTACCGACGGCGATGGAGTCTGTTGCTAACCAGGTCATTCGCTCCTCAAGTGTCAAGGGGGCTGACATTAACGCCGGTATTATTAACCCGGTGAAAGATTTTGCGACCGTTATTGCAGAGCCTCGTCTTGATGATAACAGCCAGACCACCTTCTACCTGGCTGCGTCCAAAGGCTCCGATACGATTGAAGTGGCTTATCTCAACGGTGTGGATACGCCATATATTGATCAGATGGAGGGCTTCAGTGTGGATGGCGTGACAACGAAAGTGCGTATTGACGCTGGTGTCGCGCCAGTTGATCACCGCGGTCTGGTGAAATGTACGGCGTAAACGTCGCAGATAACAACTCTGATGGCCCGTAAGGGCTTTTTTTGTACCTGAAATCAGCCCCTGAACGGGGCTGTGCGGAGACAGTTATGGCAAAGAATTTTGTAGAAGAAGGAAAAACGGTGGCGATTGTTGCCAGTGCAGCCATCAGCAGCGGAGATCTGGTGCAGGTGGGTGATGTTTTTGCGGTGGCGCTGACCGATATTCCACAGGGTGAAACAGGCGACGGCATGACCGAAGGTGTGTTTATGCTGCCTAAGCTGAAAACGGATGACATGAAAACGGGTAAGAAGGTTTATCTGAAGTCCGGAAAAGTTCAGCTGACTAACAGCGGCTCTGATCCGCTGGTCGGGGTTGTCTGGGCAGATGCCGGAACCAGTGCAGAAGAAGTACCGGTAAAACTCAATGTCTGATCCCTTTTCCCGGCTGGCAGCGCGTATGGATGCGATCACGGTCAGAAAGATGGGAAAGACAGCCTCGATTAATGATGTCTATATGACTGTGATCCCGGGAGAAACACTGGCAGAGCTGAATGCTCTGTCCGGACCTGCGGTCTCTCTGGTGGTGTTTTCTTCGGGATACCGCCCACGGCGCGGGGATCGCGTTGTTTATGACGGACAACAATGGACGGTCACACGGCATGAACGCTTTAACGGTAAGCCAATGATCTTTATTGAGTAAAGAGGTGTGGGATGAAGGGGCTTGAGAATGCCATCCGCAATCTGAACAGCCTCGATACCCGCATGGTGCCACAGGCCAGCGCATGGGCGGTAAACCGTGTGGCGGCAAAGATTGTTTCTGTCGCCACACGGCAGGTTGCGCAGAATACCGTTGCCGGGGATAACCAGGTGAAAGGTATTCCCCTGAAAACGGTCAGGGAGCGTGTCAGGCTGCTTAAAGCCAGCCCCTCAGGAAAAATGTATGCCCGCATGCGTGTTAACCGGGGTAACCTGCCCGCCATTAAGCTGGGTACCGCACAGGTCAGACTGGCCCGCTCCCGGCATGGCAGCAACTCACGTCATCGTGGCAGCGTACTGAAAGTGGGGAAATACCTTTTCCGGGATGCGTTTATTCAGCAACTGGCGAATGGTCGCTGGCATGTGATGCGGCGTATTGACGGCAAAAATCGTTACCCCATTGATGTGGTGAAAATCCCGATGTCCGGACCGCTGACACAGGCATTTGAAGATGCCCGCGACCGCATCATTGCTGCGGAAATGCCGAAACAGCTGGGGTATGCACTGAAACAACAACTGAGGTTATGGCTGACCCGATGAACCGACATACACAGATCCGCCAGGTCGTACTGGCACGCCTTCGGGAACAGTGTGGAGACAGCGCCACGTTTTTTGACGGGCTTCCGGCATTTATTGATGCGCAGGAACTGCCTGCCGTGGCGGTGTGGCTGAGTGATGCTCAGTACACCGGAAAAATGACGGATGAAGATGACTGGCAGGCTGTTCTGCATATTGCCGTCTTCATCCGGGCACAGGCACCGGATTCAGAGCTGGATATGTGGATGGAGAGCACCATTTTCCCGGCCCTGAATGATGTACCGGCACTTTTCGGACTCATCGACACCCTGATCCCACTTGGTTTTAACTATCAACGTGATAATGAGATGGCCACCTGGGCGATGGCGGAAATCACGTACCAGATCACGTACACGAATTAAGGAGGTGGTAATGACCACACCAAATCCACTGGCAAAAACGAAAGGTGCGGGAACGACGTTATGGATGTATACCGGCAACGGCGACGCATTTGCGAACCCTTTGTCGGACACTGACTGGCTGCGTCTTGCGATGGTGAAGGATCTGCAACCTGGCGAGATGACCGCTGATGCAGAAGATGACACTTATCTCGATGATGAAGATGCAGACTGGAAAACGACAACCCAGGGGCAGAAATCCGTCGGTGATACTTCGGCGACGCTGGCCTGGCGTCCGGGGGACAGCGGGCAGAAAAAACTGGTTCAGTTGTTCGATTCCGGTGAAGTCTGCGCGTTTCGTATCAAATACCCCAACGGTACGGTTGATGTTTTCCGTGGCTGGCTGAGTTCACTGGGTAAAACCATTACCTCAAAAGAGGTGATGACCCGTACTGTAAAAATCAGCGGTGTGGGGCGTCCGTATCTGGCAGAGGAGGGCGCTGAAACCGTGGGTGTTACCGGACTGACGGTGGCACCGGCATCTGTCAGTGTCAAAGCGGGAGCAACCACCACACTGACCTTTACAGTAAAACCTGACGGGGCCAGTGACAAAGAGATCAGTGTGCATTCGTCAGATCCTCAGACTGCTTCGGTGACCCTGAGCGGGCTTGTGGCCACGGTGAAAGGCGTGAAGCAGGGCAGTGTCAGCATCGTGGGCATGACCTCTGACGGAGAGTTTGTGGCAGTGGCTGCGGTGACCGTCAGCGCACCATAACAGGACGATACTCATCATTGCCCCGGTTATCCGGGGCTTTTTGCATCCGGAGAACATGATGTTTCTGAAACAGGATACGTTTAATTATGAAAAACAGTCCGTGGTGCTCAGTGAGCTGTCCGGGCTGCAGAGAATTGAATATCTGACGTTTGTTCAGCAGCGAACGGCAAAGTTTGATGCACAGGAGGGAGAACTGCCGGAGGCTGAACGACAGATTGCTTTTCTGCGTATGGGAATGGATATCAATGCCTGGCTGGTTTCCCGCTCACTGTGGAATGCTGAGCAGTCTCAGGATGTTGAGACGCTTTGCGCATCCATTATGACAACATGGTCGTATGATGCGCTGGGCGCGGGGGCGGAGAGGGTTCTGTCGCTGAGCGGTATGGGGACCATTGAGAATGCCGGGGATGATGATCATGAGGCGCTGACGCCGGAAAAGTCCTGACGCGGGAAATGCAGTTTGTCATGCGGCTTGCCCGGGAGTTCCGGCGGGCAGACTGGCGGCGGATGCTGTCGGAAATGTCGGCCACTGAGCTTGGTGAGTGGGGCGATTATTTCCGGATGCAGAGCTTCAGTGATGTGTGGATGGATGCGCAGTTTGCCTCGCTGAAGGCATTGATCGTGAGAATGGTGTCCGGCAGCAGTGATGCTGCGGTGGCTGATTTCAGCCTTTTACCGGAAGAGAACGGGATACCGGAGCGAACGGACGAAGAACTGATGCATCTTGGGGAAGGTATTTCCGGAGGTGTGCGTTATGGACCAGATAGCCAACCTGGTCATTGATTTGGGGATTGATGCGGCAGAGTTTAAAAATGAAATTCCCCGTATCAAAAACCTTCTGAATGGTGCAGCCAGCGATGCAGAACGGTCTTCTGCCCGTATGCAGCGTTTTATGGAGCGTCAGACTCAGGCGGCTCGGCAGACAATGCAGGCGGCTTCTTCGGCTGCAACAGCAGCATCAGCCCATGCGCAGACGGTGGAAAAGAACGCACGGGCTCATGAACGCATGGCCCGTGAGGTGGAACAAACCCGTCTGCGCGTGGATGCCCTGAATCAGAAAATGCGCGAGGAACAGGCGCAGGCCAGGGCACTGACGGAGGCGCAGGATAAAGCGGCTGCCGCCTTTTATCGCCAGATTGACAGTGTGAAACAGGCCGGTGCGGGGCTTCAGGAATTACAGCGTATTCAGCAGCAGATCCGACAGGCCAGAAACAGTGGCGGGGTTGGTCAGCAGGATTATCTGGCGCTGATTTCGGAGATCACGGCGAAAACCCGTGCCCTGACGCAGGCAGAGGAACAGGCCACCCGGCAGAAAGCGGCGTTTATCCGCCAGCTTAAAGAGCAGGCAACCCGCCAGAATCTGTCGTCTTCTGAGTTGCTTCGCGCCAGGGCGGCTCAGCTGGGGGTAAGCAGTGCTGCAGAAGTGTATATCCGCAAAATGGAGCGGGCAGGAAAAGCCACACATTCGCTGGGGCTGAAAAGTGCGGCAGCCCGGCGGGAGCTGGGGGTGTTAATCAGTCAGATGGCGCGCGGCAATTTTGGTGCGCTGAGGGGATCCGGGATAACGCTGGCTAATCGTGCCGGATGGACAGGCGCACTGATGTCGCCGAAAGGCATGATGACTGGCGGCGTTATTGGCGGACTTGTCGCGGCGGTCCTGGGTCTGGGTAAAGCCTGGCATGACGGCCGGAAGGAGGGCGAGGAATTTAACCGTCAGCTGGCGCTGACGGGACATTATGCCGGTGTCACTGTCGGGCAGTTGTGGAAACTCAGCCGGGCCATATCCGGGAATGGTATCACGCAACATGCGGCAGCCGGTGCGCTGGCACAGGTGGTGGGCAGTGGGGCATTTCATGGAAACGATATTGGTATGGTGGCGAAAGCTGCCGCACAGATGGAGCGATCGGTTGGCCAGTCGGTCAGCGATACCATAAATCAGTTTAAGCGGCTGAAGGATGATCCTGTAAATGCCGCGAAGGCGCTGGACAATGCGCTGCATTTTTTGACTGCCACTCAGCTTGAGCAGATACGCGTCCTTGGGGAGCAGGGGCGGTCCAGTGATGCGGCCCGGATCGCCATGTCTGCGCTGGCAGAGGAAACCGGTAAACGCACATCTGATATTGATAATAATCTCAATGCGCTGGGTAGTACGCTGCAAACCTTGTCTGACTGGTGGAAGCAGTTCTGGGATGCGGCCATGAATATTGGTCGTGAAGACTCGCTGGATGCGCAGATTGATGCGTTACAGGAAAAAATTCAGCGCGCGAAAAAATATCCGTGGACAAACGCCTCCACACAGGTGGAGTACGATCAGCAGCGTCTTAACGATCTTCAGGAGAAAAAACGCCGGAAGGATTTGCAGGATGCAAAAGCGCAGGCAGAACGGAATTACCAGGAGCAACAGAAACGCCGGAATGCTGAAAATGCCGCGCTGAACCGGATGAATGAAACGGAAGCTGCACGACATCAGCGGGAAATTGCGCGTATTAATGCCATGCAGTACGCCGACCAGGCTGTCAGGGATGCGGCGATACAGCGTGAAAATGAACGTTACGAAAAAGCCATTAAGAAAAATACACGGGCAACCCGTAATGATGAGGCCACCCGGTTATTGCTGCAGTACAGTCAGCAGCAGGCACAGGTGGAAGGGCAGATTGCTGCTGCCAGACAGTCAGCAGGCATTGCCACTGAAAGGATGACTGAAGCGCATAAACAGCTTCTGGCCCTGCAGCAGCGCATCAGCGACCTGGACGGGAAAAAGCTGACGGCAGATGAAAAGAGTGTGCTGGCCCGTAAGAATGAGCTGATTCAGGCGCTGACGCTGCTGGATGTGAAACAGCAGGAGCTGCAGAAACAGACAGCGCTTAACGACCTGAGAAAAAAAACGGTTCAGCTGACCAGCCAGCTGGCAGACAAAGAACGTGCACTGCGTGAGCAGCACAATCTGGATATTGCCACTGCAGGTATGGGGGATAAGCAGCGGCAGCGCTACCAGGCACAGTTGCGCATCCGGCAGGAATACCGGCAACAGTTGCAACAGCTTGAGAATGACAGTCGCCAGAAAGGCACTTACGGGACGGAGGACTACCGGAGGGCTGAGGAGGTGCTGAAGGGGAGCCTGAAGCGACAACTGAATGAAAACAAACGCTACTGGCAGGAACTGGAAGTGGCGCAGGGCGACTGGAAAAACGGTGCCATGCGGGCGTTTCAGAATTTTACGGCGGATGCGGATAATGCGGCGGGAACGGCAGAACAGATGTTTACAGTGGCATTCAGCAGTGCCGGTAATGCACTGGTGACATTCTGTACCACCGGTAAGCTGAATTTTAAATCCTTCACCTCTTCCCTGTTGTCAGATATGGCCAGAATTATGGCACAGATGGCCATGATGCAGGCGGTAAAGGGCGTCGGTTCTTTATTCGGCTTCACGACTAATGCTGATGGCGGTGTTTACCAGTCTGCTGATTTGAGTCGCTACAGTGGCACGGTGGTTAACCGTCCGACGTTTTTTGCTTTTGCAAAAGGCGCGGGTGTGATGGGGGAAGCGGGACCTGAAGCCATTCTGCCACTGCGTCGCGGTGCTGATGGTAAGCTGGGGGTTGTGGCGGATACTGGTGGTTCAGGCATGGTGATGTTTGCCCCGCAGTACAACATCGGGATCAATAACGACGGCACGAACGGGCAGATAGGTCCGGCAGCACTGAAGGTGGTTTATGACCTCGGGAAAAAAGCGGCCGCGGACTTTATGCAACAGCAGGCCCGTGATGGTGGCCGGTTAAGTGGAGCATACCGGTAATGGAGACGTTTCGCTGGAAGGTGCGCCCGGATATGAATGTGGTATCAGAGCCAAAAGTGGTGGCAGTGAAGCTGGGTGATGGTTATGAACAGCGTCGCCCGGCGGGACTGAATAATCTGCTGTCGACTTACAGCGTGACGATACGTGTTCGTAAAGGTGAACACCCACCTTTAAAAGCCTTTCTGGAACGGCACGGTGGCGTCCGCGCATTTCAGTGGACGCCACCTTATGACTGGAAACCGATCAGGGTGGTTTGTCGTAAATGGTCGGCAAGCGTGGGGGCGTTATGGGTGACTGTAACGGCCGATTTTGAACAGGTGGTGAACTGATGCAGGATATCCGGCAGGAAACACTGAATGAATGCACCCGTGCGGAGCAGTCGGCCAGCGTGGTGCTCTGGGAAATCGACCTGACAGAGGTCGGTGGAGAACGTTATTTTTTCTGTAATGAGCAGAACGAAAAAGGTGAGCCGGTCACCTGGCAGGGGCGACAGTATCAGCCGTATCCCATTCAGGGGAGTGGTTTTGAACTGAATGGCAAAGGCACCAGTACGCGCCCCACGCTGACGGTTTCTAACCTGTACGGTATGGTCACCGGGATGGCGGAAGATCTGCAGAGTCTGGTCGGCGGAACGGTGGTCCGGCGTAAGGTTTACGCCCGTTTTCTGGATGCGGTGAACTTCGTCAACGGAAACAGTGACGCCGATCCGGAGCAGGAGGTGATCAGCCGCTGGCGCATCGAGCAGTGCAGCGAACTGAGCGCGGTCAGTGCCTCTTTTGTGCTGGCCACACCAACGGAGACGGATGGCGCGGTTTTCCCGGGGCGTATCATGCTGGCGAATACCTGTATGTGGACCTACCGTTCTGATGAGTGTGGTTACACGGGCAGGGCAGTGGCTGACGAGTTCGACAAACCAACGACGGATATCCGGAAGGACAAATGCAGCAAGTGTATGCGCGGGTGTGAGTTGCGCAACAATACCGGTAATTTCGGCGGTTTCCTTTCCATCAATAAACTTTCTCAGTAAATCCATGACACAGACAGAATCAGCGATTCTGGCGCACGCCCGGCGATGTGCGCCAGCGGAGTCGTGTGGCTTCGTGGTGAGAACGCCGGAGGGAGACAGGTATCTTCCCAGCGAGAATATCTCCGGTGAGCCGGAGGAACGGTTCCGGATGGCTCCGGAGGACTGGCTGCGGGCACAAATGCAGGGTGAGATTGTGGCACTGGTCCACAGTCATCCCGGTGGTCTGCCCTGGCTGAGTGAGGCTGACCGGCGGCTGCAGGTGCAGAGTGATTTGCCGTGGTGGCTGGTCTGCCGGGGGGCGATTCACAAGTTCCGCTGTGTGCCGCATCTCACCGGGCGGCGCTTTGAGCACGGGGTGACGGACTGTTACACGCTGTTCCGGGATGCTTATCATCTGGCGGGGATTGAGATGCCGGATTTTCATCGCGGGGATGACTGGTGGCGTCACGGTCAGAATCTCTATCTGGATAATCTGGAGGCCACAGGGCTGTATCAGGTGCCGTTGTCAGCGGCGCAGCCGGGCGATGTGCTGCTGTGCTGTTTTGGTTCATCGGTGCCGAATCATGCCGCCATTTACTGCGGCGACGGTGAGCTGCTGCACCATATTCCTGAACAACTGAGTAAACGAGAGAGGTATACCGACAAATGGCAGCGACGCACACACTCCCTCTGGCGTCACCGGGAATGGCACGCATCTGCCTTTACGGGGATTTGCAACGATTTAGCCGCCGCATCGACCTTCGTGTGAAAACGGGGGTTGAAGCCATCCGCGCACTGGCCACACAGCTCCCGGCGTTTCGTCAGAAACTGAGTGACGGCTGGTATCAGGTGCGCATTGCCGGGCGTGATGCAGGTGAAACCGAATTGTCTGCCCGTCTTAATGAGCCGCTGGCAAATGGTGCAGTGATCCACATAGTACCGCGTCTGGTGGGAGCTAAAAGTGGCGGTGTGTTTCAGGCGGTGCTGGGGGCGGCTGTTATGGCGGTTGCTATATGGATGCCGGGGGTAGGAATTATGGCGAGTAATCTGCTGTTTTCTCTCGGTGCCAGTATGACGCTTGGCGGTGTTGCACAGATGCTGGCACCGAAAGCCAGAACTCCCCGTACACAGACAACGGATAACGGTAAGCAGAACACGTATTTCTCGTCACTGGATAACATGGTTGCCCAGGGCAATGTTCTGCCCGTTCTGTACGGTGAAATGCGCGTGGGGTCACGTGTGGTTTCTCAGGAGATCAGCACGGCAGACGAAGGGGATGGTGGTCAGGTTGTGGTGATTGGTCGCTGATGCAAAATGTTTTATGTGAAACCGCCTGCGGGCGGTTTTGTCGTTTATGGAGCGTGAGGAATGGGTAAAGGCAGCAGTAAGGGGCATACCCCGCGCGAAGCGAAGGACAACCTGAAATCCACGCAGTTGCTGAGTGTGATTGATGCCATCAGCGAAGGGCCGGTTGAAGGTCCGGTGGATGGATTAAAAAGCGTGCTGCTGAACGGTACGCCGGTCCTGGACAGCGAGGGGAAGACAAACTTTTCCGGTGTTACGGTGGTGTTCCGCGCCGGCGAGCAGGAGCAGACACCGCCGGAGGGGTTTGAATCTTCCGGCTCAGAGACTGTGCTGGGTACGGAAGTGAAATACGACACGCCGATCACCCGGACCATCACGTCGGCAAACATTGATCGTCTGCGCCTGACCTTCGGTGTGCAGGCACTGGTGGAAACCACCTCAAAGGGGGACCGGAATCCGTCGGAAGTCCGCCTGCTGGTTCAGATACAGCGTAACGGTGGCTGGGTGACGGAAAAAGACATCACCATTAAGGGCAAAACCACTTCGCAGTATCTGGCCTCGGTGGTGGTGGGTAACCTGCCGCCGCGCCCGTTTAATATCCGGATGCGCAGGATGACACCGGACAGCACCACAGACCAGCTGCAGAACAAAACGCTCTGGTCGTCGTACACCGAAATCATCGATGTGAAACAGTGCTACCCGAACACGGCGCTGGTCGGCGTGCAGGTGGATTCAGAGCAGTTCGGTAACCAGCAGGTGAGTCGCAATTATCATCTTCGCGGGCGCATTCTGCAGGTGCCGTCGAACTATAACCCGCAGACGCGGCAATACAGCGGTATCTGGGACGGAACGCTTAAGCCAGCATACAGCAACAACATGGCCTGGTGTCTGTGGGACATGCTCACTCATCCGCGCTACGGCATGGGGAAACGTCTTGGTGCGGCAGATGTGGACAAATGGGCGCTGTATGTCATCGGCCAGTACTGCGACCAGTCAGTGCCGGACGGATTTGGCGGCACGGAGCCGCGTATCACCTGTAACGCTTACCTGACCACACAGCGTAAGGCGTGGGATGTTCTCAGTGATTTCTGCTCGGCGATGCGCTGTATGCCGGTATGGAACGGGCAGACGCTGACGTTCGTGCAGGACCGACCGTCGGATAAAGTGTGGACCTATAACCGCAGTAATGTGGTGATGCCGGATGATGGCGCGCCGTTCCGCTACAGCTTCAGCGCCCTGAAGGACCGCCATAATGTCGTTGAGGTGAACTGGATTGATCCGGACAACGGTCATGAGACGGCGACAGAGCTTGTGGAGGACACGCAGGCCATTCTCCGTTACGGTCGTAACGTCACGAAGATGGATGCCTTTGGCTGTACCAGCCGGGGACAGGCGCACCGCGCCGGGCTGTGGCTGATTAAAACGGAACTGCTGGAAACGCAGACCGTGGACTTCAGCGTCGGCGCAGAAGGGCTTCGCCATGTACCGGGTGATGTCATTGAAATCTGCGATGATGATTATGCCGGTATCAGCACCGGTGGTCGCGTACTGGCGGTGAACAGCCAGACCCGGACGCTGACGCTCGACCGTAAAATCACGCTGCCGTCCTCCGGTACCACGCTGATAAGCCTGGTTGACGGAAATGGCAATCCGGTCAGCGTGGAGGTTCAGTCCGTCACCGACGGCGTGAAGGTGAAAGTGAGCCGGGTTCCTGACGGCGTTGCAGAATACAGCGTGTGGGGGCTGAAGCTGCCGACGCTGCGCCAGCGCCTGTTCCGCTGCGTGAGTATCCGTGAGAACGACGACGGCACGTATGCCATCACCGCCGTGCAGCATGTGCCGGAAAAAGAGGCCATCGTGGATAACGGGGCACACTTTGACGGTGACCGGCGCGGCACGGTGAATGATGTCACGCCGCCAGCGGTGCAGCATCTGACCGCCGAAGTCACCGCAGACAGCGGGGAATATCAGGTGCTGGCGCGATGGGACACGCCGAAGGTGGTGAAGGGTGTGAGCTTCCTGCTTCGCCTGACCGTGGCAGCGGACGACGGCAGTGAGCGGCTGGTCAGCACAGCCAGGACGACGGAAACCACATACCGCTTCAGGCAGCTGGCGCTGGGGAATTACAGTCTGACAGTCCGGGCGGTAAATGCCCGGGGGCAGCAGGGCGATCCGGCGTCGGTATCGTTCCGGATTGCGGCACCGGCAGCGCCTGTCACTATTGAACTGATACCGGGGTATTTTCAGATAACGGCGGTCCCGAAACTGGCTGTATATGACCCGACGGTGCAGTTTGAGTTCTGGTTTTCGGAAAAGCGGATTGCGGATATCAGGCAGGTTGAAACCAGCGCCCGCTATCTTGGCACGGCGCTGTACTGGATAGCCGCCAGTATCAATATCAGGCCGGGCCATGATTATTATTTTTACGTTCGCAGTGTGAACACCGTTGGCAAATCGGCATTTGTGGAGGCCGTCGGTCGGGCGAGCGATGATGCGGAAGGTTATCTGAGTTTTTATAAAGGGTTGATCAATAAAACGCATCTCGGCAAGGAGTTGTGGACGCAGATTGATAACGGTCAGCTTGCGCCGGACCTGACTGAAATCAGGACGTCCATTACGAATGTCAGCAATGAAATCACGCAGACCGTCAATAAAAAACTGGAAAATCAGAGTGCTGCAATCCAGCAGATACAGAAAGTTCAGGTTGATACAAATAATAATCTGAACAGCATGTGGGCTGTGAAGCTGCAACAGATGAAGGACGGACGCCTTTATATTGCGGGTATCGGTGCCGGTATTGAGAATACGCCAGCAGGAATGCAGAGTCAGGTGCTGCTGGCGGCAGACAGGATTGCGATGATTAATCCTGCGAATGGCAACACAAAGCCGATGTTTGTTGGTCAGGGCGATCAGATATTCATGAACGACGTGTTCCTGAAACGCCTGACGGCTCCGACCATTACCAGCGGCGGTAATCCTCCGGCATTTTCCCTGACACCTGGCGGACGGCTGACGGCGAAAAATGCCGATATCAGCGGTAACGTGAACGCGAACTCCGGGACGCTCAACAACGTCACGATTAATAAGAACTGTCGGGTTCTGGGAAAATTGTCCGCGAACCAGATTGAAGGCGATCTCGTTAAAACAGTGGGCAAACCTTTCCCACGGGACTCCCGGGCACCGGAGAGGTGGCCATCAGGGACCATTACCATCAGGGTTTATGACGATCAGCCGTTTGATCGGCAAATTGTTATTCCCGCGGTGGCGTTTCGCGGTGCTAAACATGAGCGGAAGAATAACAATATTTATTCGTCATGCCGCCTGATAGTGAAGAAAAACGGTGCTGAAATTTATAACCGAACGACCCTGGATAATACGCTGATATATACGGGTGTTATTGATATGCCTGCCGGTCACGGTCACATGACGCTGGAGTTTTCTGTATCGGCATGGCTGGTAAATGGCTGGTATCCCACAGCAAGTATCAGCGATTTGCTGGTTGTTGTGATGAAGAAAGCCACTGCAGGCATCACGATTAGCTGAATTTTATAACCCAGATACGGGCACCAGAAATGGTGCCTTTTTTATTGCAGAAAAGCGAGAGGTAATTATGCGTAAAGTTTGTGCAGCCATTTTGTCCGCAGCCATCTGTCTGGCTGTATCCGGTGCGCCTGCATGGGCGTCTGAACATCAGTCCACGCTGAGCGCCGGGTATCTTCAGCCCCATACTGATATGCCAGGCAGCGATGACCTGAAGGGCATTAACGTGAAATACCGTTATGAGTTTACGGACACGCTGGGGCTGGTGACGTCATTCAGCTATGCCAACGCTGAAGATGAGCAAAAAACGCATTACAGCGATACCCGCTGGCATGAGGATTCCGTGCGTAACCGCTGGTTCAGCGTGATGGCGGGGCCGTCTGTGCGCGTGAATGAATGGTTCAGCGCGTATGCGATGGCGGGCGTGGCTTACAGCCGTGTGTCGACCTTCTCCGGGGATTATCTCCGCGTAACTGACAACAAGGGGAAAACGCACGATGTGCTGACCGGGAGTGATGACAACCGCCACAGCAACACGTCTCTGGCGTGGGGGGCTGGCGTGCAGTTTAACCCGACCGAATCCGTGGCCATTGACCTTGCTTATGAAGGTTCCGGCAGTGGCGACTGGCGCACTGACGGTTTCATCGTGGGTGTCGGTTATAAGTTCTGATTAGCCAGGTAACACAGTGTTATGACAGCCCGCTGGTTCAGGCGGGCTTTTTGTGGGGTGAATATGGCAGTAAAGATTTCAGGTGTACTGAAAGATGGGGCGGGTAAACCTGTCGTAAATTGTGCGATTGAACTGCGGGCCAGAAGAACCAGTCCGACCGTTGTGGCACACGTTGTTGCCACTTGCGTGACGGACAATAACGGTGCTTATGTGATTGAGGCTGAGCCGGGGTATTACGAGGTTGCGCTTCACTGTAACGGCTGGCAGCCAACCCGTGTCGGGGATATTGATGTGGCACCGACTGATGCACCGGGGACACTGAACGCGTTTCTGAATGCACCAAAGGATGGTGATTTACGTCCGGAGGTGATGAAGCGCTTTGAGGAAATGGTGGCGCAGGCGCAGCAGAGTGCCGGGGCTGCAGCCGGAAACGCACAGCAGACGGCGCAGGATGTGGCGGCAGCCGCAACGGCCCGTGATGATGCACAACGTTTTGCGGAGAATGCCAGACAGGATGCAACCGTCACAGCTGAGGACAGAAAGGCCACTGCGGAAGATGTGACAAGCACAGGAGCAAATGCAGCCGCAGCCGGACAGAGCGCACAGGATGCCGCAGGTTATGCCCGCGCAGCAGAACAGGCCAAAAATGACATTGATGCTGCGCTGACCGGCACTCTGAAAATGGCTAACCATCTGTCAGAAATCGCAGCAGCAGGCGAAAAGGCACAACAGAAGTCCCGGGATAATCTGGGGCTGAAAAGTGCGGCCACGATGGAAGCACAGAGCGACATTTACGACCGGACAAAAGGCCGTCTGGCGATACCCGGCGCATTCGGCTTTGGGTGTGCTTTTCTGCCTGAAGATGTTATCCGTTTTGACACTAAGAGTGATTTCCTGGCCTGGGTAAGGAATGCGCTGCCAGGTGAATATTCCGTTGCTGGCCCCTACGACATCATCATACCCGACACACGGTTTGAAGGGGTGCTCAGCATCCGGTGGACTGATGCACGCCCTGAGACAACAGAACCGAGGTACAGAGCCAAATCCCTTACTTTTTACGGCATTAACGGCCCCATTTATCACACCCGCTACTGCTACTGGCCCATATCCAGACTGACTGGCTGGGTGAAAATAAATATAACCACAGAAGATATTATTTACAGAATCGTGGCGAGCTCTGTCCGCAACAGATGGGGAGACCCTGACATTGGCGGGCTGATTATTGCTGCGTACCAGGGAGAAGCTGACGGTGATAAAGTCATCAGACTTGTCAGGGGGCAGTCATACAGAGGCTCACGACTGGGACCGGTGGGGATTTCAGTGCCCAGTACTCCCACCGGAACGTATATAGCATCCCCACAATTTTTCATTACGGGATGTTCAGAGCATTCATTACCGGGGTCATATTGCGCCCTGTCCGGGGTGCCGGATGCACATGTCTCTGGCGCAATGCCCGGGCTTTTTATTCGCACATCGTGAGGAATGCACCGTGGAAATTAAAAAAATCATTAATCCCCGTTATACCGAAAGTGGCGCAGTAGACTGTGACGTTTTTTTTGACGACAGGGACCAGGCAGTCCCCTACACAGCCACCGCTGATGATGTCGCTCCGACGGGTCAGCAAATCTGGCAGGAACTGCAAAGCGGCAAATGGGGTGAGATAGCCCCATTCACTGTGACACCAGAAATGCTGGAAGCGGCCAGAGAGGCCAGACGTCAGGAAATTGAAGCATGGCGCGCAGAACAGGAGGCGAAGCCGTTCACGTTTGAATGGAACGGTCGTATCTGGAATGCTGGTCCCGACTCACTGGGCCGCCTGTCCCCGGTAGTCATGCTGGCAAAATCTGTCACAGCACAAACACATATGGCGTGGAGCGATGCCGATAATCAGCAGGTGAAACTGTCGATGCCGGAACTGGAAGAACTGGCGGCAGCAATGGTGCAGGCGCAGGTCGATCGCAACGATGAGATTTATCGCCGTCAGCGTGAAATGAAAGAGGAGCTGAGCGGTCTGGATGATTTGGCTTCAATTCGGGCGTTTGACGTTGAGTAATGAATAAGCCGCAACTGGCGGAATCACAGAAGACAGCTTTGCTTACCGAAGCGGAGTCTGTCATCCGGCCGCGGGGCATGCGGTCAGGCTGAACAGGGAAACGGATGAATCCGGGGAGGCCCGGGGGCGGGCCTCTGTTTTTCCGGAGTCAGTCCGGTCTGTGGTTTATGCGATGTGATTATGAATGGTGCAGTTGTGAGCCGTTTTCAGACAATCGCAGGGCCAGTACCTCGTCAGTCAGCTGACGGTAAATCTGCTGTTCAGTCTCACGCATCACCTGTGCTCCGGCTTCCCTCTCCGCATCCGCATCATCGCTCAGACCGGATGCTTTCAGCCGGTCAGCCACCCTCTGAGGGTACTCATTCTCCAGCATCTCATACTTCTGCTCTTCTGCCTGCGCCCAGCGGTCAGCTTCCGTACGCTTCAGTACAGCATGCCATGGTCCCCAGAGGGAGAACCAGTCCGTAAATTCATTCTCTTCACGGCTTCTGACCATGGCTTCGGCAGTGCGGAGGTCATTTGCTGTCACTCCCGACACGCCATAGAAACGCATTTCCTTCACGGCAGTGGAGAGCTGAAGTTTCTCTGCTAGCATGGTCTGGAAGGCCAGGTAGACTTCTATCTCATCCACAAAATGGAGAGTTCTGACTTTATCCCGGGCAATGTCCTCCAGAATTTCGAGGCGGAACATTTCCCTGCCCAGGGAGAGCAGAGCGCCGGTATCATTATCGAAAAGGCCTTCTGATGCCTGATGGACCAGGAGGGTTTTCCGGAGATTGTTCCATGTGAGCGCGACACGGTCCTCACAGCTCTCAGTGGCATCAGCAGCAACAGCGAAAGACTGCTGTCGAAGCTCCGCAGAGGCACTGAGTTTTTCCAGCCATGCAGCGACCTGTTCACGGAATCCGGAGGTATTGCGTGCAGAGACGGTATCGGAAAGGCGGTCAAGGAACGCGGAAAAGGTGTTGGCGTGCTCTTCATGTTCAAAAGCATGCCATATCTGTGATACATCAGATTGTTTGTTTTCCGGGAACCATGCTGTCACGGCATCAGCCAGGGGGCGATGGAGTGTATTCTGTTGTCCGTCACTCATGGAGAAGTAAATCCGTGGGCCGTGGTAGTCCGGCGAAGAGGTTAATCTTTGCAGGGCTTGCAGAGTGCGAGTCGACAATGGATTGTTATAAATATTAACATCTGCATAAATGTGCAGATTCATGATACTGTCTGGCAATGTGTTCAGCTGATTGTTAGGGATATATAGTGATTGCAGACGTTGTGGAAGTTCGGGCAGTCTGTGTAGTTGGTTTTCCCCAACGCTTAAAAGCCTCAGATTTTGAGGAAGGGGCGGTAGCTCTTGTAATCTGTTATCAAAAGCACTTAGTTCCTGTAGTTCACATGGTAATTCTGGTAAGGCAGTAAGCTGGTTGTTGCCAACAGAAAGTTTTTGTAGAGCCGGGGGAAGATCAGGTAGCGTCTCCAGGCTATTGAGAAGGGCTGAGAGTGACTGCAAGGAAGATGGAAGAGAAGGCAAACATGTTAAAACTCTGTTAAGTGAAACATCAAGAGCGACCAGGTGAGGCGGAAGAGCCGGGAGCCTGCTCAGTCTGTTATCGCTGGCTTTAAGTACAGTTAAGGACGGAGGGAGTTCTGGCAGAGAGCGTAGCTCATTGCTAGAGATGTTAAGTTCTTGTATGTGCGGGGGCAGGTATGGGAGAGAGCGTAATCTGAGTAAACTTAAATTGAGGGCTGGCTCTTGAAAAGCCAGACATCTTTTCAGTAATCGAACTGCCTGTGTTCG